TGCTGCGCGTTTTCTGCATTTGCAAAAGCAGACTGCGCCGAGCTATAGGCAAATCTTGTATATTCTGGAATATCCGTGCAGCACTCGTTGTTTGCTTGGGGCAACCCGTTTGGGTAGCAATTGTTGGTATGGCAACTCATTATTTTATCGTCAACGATAGTTGTTCATTTGTCTAGCGCAAGTTTTATCTTGCCTCAAATAATTCATACTCCGGCGCGGGCTTCGCTCCCGATTCGGCGGTCGGCATGTAGACACGCAGCCACCATGCTCCCGTGGGCTTCGGTGGTTTCCCTGTCTCAATGTGCCATCCCCCATACCCATCTCCATATTCTTCCTTGTAGCCCGCGATCTTCACATGGGACTGCCGTTTAATCTCGACCTTGTTCTTGTGGTTGAGCTTGATCCTCTCGATGGCTACTTGCCAGCTTTCGTGGACATGGCCGGATACCACGATATCTGCGTCCGAGACATAGACTGCCTGCCTGTTCGTTTGGATCACGCCCCTTGTGACCGGACCTCCTCCACCACTGCCGTGGAAATACCAGAGGACTATTGATCCATGCTGGCGGTTTTTATCTGATACTTGAATTCGCACGTAGCCAGAGTATCCTCCTCTGCGGGCGATGCCTCCGGTTGACCTTATTCTTTCTGCAAGCCTCTCATTTAAATCGCTTTCGTGATTTTTGTTGATGGCCGATTCGTGATTGCCGTTGCCTCTAACCGTAAGGATTTTAGCGTAAGGCTTAAGGTATTCGGCCGCCGTGTTCACCAAACTATCCAAATAGTTCCCGTTCTGGTGTTCCGGCCTGATATCGTTCTTATGACTCCGTTTGTCATACTTTCCCTGCATGGCGCAGAAGAAATCTCCAAAGTCCAGCACTGGAGCATTACGCTCCAATGCGATGTCTAGGTGCTTTTTGAGCTTCTTTCGGTCACAATGCGGGTTGTCCCAGTGGACATCTGATTGGAGGAGGAACCATTGTTCATCCCCGACCTTGCCCATCTCCACATCGAAGACATGGACATTGCGGCTTACTTCTTTGAAGTTCCATTTACTCATAGGTGTTTTTTGAGTTCTTGCATGAATCTGTCATATTCTGACGGTTTCAAGTCATTCTTGCGGTTAGGGCTTACTGTTCTGTGATCGGTGACATCTTTTATCGTCAACGATAATCTATTCATCCGGGGGACTAAATACTCTATCGCAGACTCGATCATCTCTTTGGATAGTGGCTCTTTGTAGGTGTCTCCCTCGAACGCTACTCCGAGGCTCCAGCTATTCAGATCGCCTCTATTCCGCCAGTAGCTCTTCCCTGCGTGCCATGTCCTTTGATTGTCTGATGCTAGGATTGTGCGCTCTCCGTCTCGTTTAATGATACAATGGTAGCTCACTTTGCTCTCTGGATTCAAGCACCAAGCCACCGATCCTGCGTAGCCGCCCGATGTATGATGGAGGACTACCGCTTTGGGTATGATCACTTTTCCCCTTGAGAAGTTAGGGGTTTGCCGACTAACTTCTTTATACTTGGGCTTCACTTGTCGTTCAGCGTCCTTATCGGAAGCTCGTAACTGAACGTCCCGTAGTCGGTCGTGAATCCGACTCGTAAGGTTTCGCACCCAGTCAGCAATAAGATTACCAACATACATAGTGCGGCAAGGGCTATTAGCGAGCGGTCGTTCATTTCTTTTCGCGGCGGAACACCTCGATTGCGCCAATGATGGCGATCACTGCCGTGCCAATCGCGGTGAATTGCTCTGGATCAATATTGATGCCGACCAATGCGGCGATGGTGGTGAGTCCGGCCCAAGTTGATTTTTCCTTGAGGCGGCTTGTGATGAATTCTACAATCTTCATAGTCTTGTTATCTTCTTCCACATATAGACGCATGTCAAGACGCCAGCGATCAAGCCGACGAATGCGCCCGAGATTCGCAGTCCAGTTTCAAGGTGGGGGAGAGTGGATACTAGCACTCCTGACACGCTTGTCGCGGTTCCGATGATTCCAGTCATAGTGGGATGGTCATTCATACACTCAAGTTCTGGAACCCGCGGGCGATCTCTTGCGCGATCAAGAGTTCCTGCTGATTAGAGTTCAACACCGCAAAGCAACTAAAGCTAATCGGATTATCGTTACCGATACTCGTCGCTATTGTCAGGTATCGCTCGTATCTCATGGTGTCGGGGTTCTTTTCTTCTGTGCAGGCGAGGCTCATTTCTGTCTCCAATGGACTTCCACCTTGTCGGGGAACCACTCAAGATAACTTTCCCATTCGCTCTCCGGCCCCGGAGGATCGGCTTTGATGAGCGGAACGAGCGTTGGATCAACCCAATCTTCTGGCAAAGGACATGGGCGAATCGTGTCGATGCGGGGATTGCCTTCATCATCCAGCACAACGCTGGAAAGATACTTGTCCCCGTTTGCGAATATGAGTCCGTATGTTCGTAGCATAGTATTATGTTCCGTAAGTGATTTCGACTGCGTCCACAGCGGCAACCCACCGCCAAGTTTCAGAGGCGACACCTGTCACCAAAATGCGGAGTGTGTCGTCTCCGTTGTTGGCAGACAGGGCAATCGTAGTTCCTGCGGCGTTATCTGTGCCAATCGTGACGGGGGCGTAGACCTCGCTGGATGTGCCTCCGACATTCTTCACGCAATACTGGCGAAGATAGTGGGCGACTGCGCTACCATCCGATTTCACTCCAGAAATGTTGATCGTGAGCGCGATGATCTTTCCAGATGGGATTCCGAGATATGTCGTAGCTCCATCCAATGCCATCTCAACTCCAGTGTTCGTAGTAGTCTTGCAGCGAAGGACGAAGCGGGCGCGTTGGGCATCGCCGTTGACTGCAAATGGACCTGCGGCGTGGGCGTGCATTGCGTATCTGTCTGCCAATGGGCTAGCCCCTGCAAAAATTCCGGCAAAATTTCCTGTTACAGAACCTTGTGCGGAACTTCCAATTATTCCAACTGCACCCGAACCGCTCACCACGAAGAATTGTCCACCAATCGCTATACTTCTATCTCCCGTAGATTGCCCCCCAGAGTCTCCAAGACCAATTGCAAGGCTTAGGTTTCCAGAAGCAGTTGCTCCATTTCCAATTGCGATTGCAAACGAATTGCTAGCCGTTGCCCTTCGCCCAATAGCTATTGAACCTGTTCCAGAGGCGACTTGAGTTGCTAATGACCTGTCTCTAACCAAACAAATGCTATTCGTGCCCCTCGCATTTCCTCCAGTTGCAGTTCCATCCGGTTTAGGCCCAAGGATTAACGCCCCAGTGCCTTTCGGCGAGAGGACGAGTGCGCTGTTGGTTTGACTGTCGTTGTTTCGGATAGCAACATTGTTCTGGGTTGAAGTAGTCTCATCATCAATGATAATTGATGAGTTTTGAACAATTCCAGTTCCCACATCTGCGCGGAGGACGGCATTATCCACAGCGCCGACTGATCCGCCGATTCCTGTGTTAGTAAGAGTGCCAGCAGAAAGCGATAGTCCTGTGCCTACAGAGATTTCTTCAACAGCACCAGTTCCCGCCGTAGTGCGACCAAGAATGCGGTTGGTGGACATTGCCAGCTTGCTGACATCAATCGCTGCGGAGGCAGAGACATCAGAGTTTACGATTGTCGTAGCGGGACTTTGGAAGACTCCATTAACAACCTTGACCACGCCAGTTCCTGTGACCGATGGCATGGTGCTGTGTGTGTGCGATGGGTATTGACCTCCAAAGTGGAATGTGAGGCGGTTGTTGTTTTGGTGCGCCCGACCATAGAGATAGACAACGATTCTGTCAGTTGCGAGAATCGTAGTCTGCGGCATCACGACAGATGTCACATATTGGGTGATCTCCGTAGGATCGTAGATGTATGTATCGTTTGATGTGGCGAGAAGCGTTGGCGCATTGACGCCATCGTATTTACGAATCTCAATCTTGAAATAGACTTGGTTTGCAGAGTTAGTCGTAGTGCTTTCTACAAAGGTATTGAAGTCCCAAATGCCAGCAGGAATCGCCGTGGCTGAAGGGACATTCAGATCAGTTACAAACGAGGCGAGGAAGTCATAGCTCGCTGTAGAAAGGATTGGGGAAAGATAGCTAGTTGTAACTGTGTCCCCAACAAGTCCAAGTTCTTTAGTCGCATTAGGAGTTTGCGGGATGTTTGTCAGCGGAGCGTCTGCCGCCGTGTTGAAGTTGAGATAATAAACAACTCCACCGCCTCCAGAACCACCAGACGGAATGCTGCCGGGAACCCAATTCGTTCCATCATACTGAAGAACCTGACCATTGACCGGAACTGCGTTGCTTACTGGCCTACCTTGAAGTCCATCGACTGTAGGGTTCGGATATGTGCCAGCTAGGTCGCCGCCAGCGGGGCCCGTTGGCGATCCGCCGCCACCGCCCGATCCAGTATAGTCCAGCTTGCCTGTGAACGGATTGAATGTGAGTCCCATATTAGGAAATAGTTACATTGACGAGTCGTTCGTCGTTTGTTGTTGGGGGCTGAACAGCGTAAGTCAGCGTGAGTGTGGCAACAGGGCTTCCTCCGTTTGAGTAGACTACCGTGGCAATATTGTTTGTAGTGCCGTAGTATGTGATATCAATCTCGTCGTATTCGGGAATCTGGAAGCCTTGCAGTGCTTGAATCGCATCGGTGATTGCTACCTGTTGCTGGAGGAGTTCCCAGTTCTGCACATCAGGTGTGCTTTCCTTAAAGCAGTTTTCGGTTAGTGCCATAGTATTAAATTTGGTTTGCGGCGGGGGATCGAACCCCATCGCGGTTTATCGTTACCGATAATTAGATGATCGGCGGGACGGGATTGAAGGCATACTCAAGGGCTTCATTGAGGTGATACCATTGCATATCTTCAGTCATCTGCACGAAGCAGTTCTCCGAGATCGGTTCAATTGATCCGCCAATATAATGGAGGTTCACATAGAACTGATACATCTGGTTTGCTGGGGACATTGCTTGGTAGCATCCCAAAGTGACCGTAACCGCATTTTCACCAGCGGCGGCGTAGAGGGTTCGGAGCAACTGGTAAGACCAGTCCGAGTAAGGTAGATCGGTGAAACAAGCCATAATTTTATTCTGGTTAGGCGGGAGATTTAACGCCTCCCGCCCGATTGGATTAGTAGTAAACGCCTACGACATAGGCATTCACAAGCAAAGCACCAACGCGCCCGCCTGTATCAGCACCGGAAGCGACATTAGGTCCAGCATTCACATAGGTGAAAGTGGTTGTGTCTACAACGGTAACTTCCACTTGCTCAACATTGAACGAGGTATCGGTCATGCTGGCAATAGTGATAAGGTCGCCTGTGGAGAATCCGTGGGCGGCACCCGTAACGATAGTGGCAATGCCATTCGTGCGGGCGCGGGTTGCGGTGGCTTGACCAAGGCCGACTGTGGACTTGAGAAGACGGAGCTTGCGGGTTCCGGTGATCGTGCGGGGATTCGCAACGATGGTCATCGGATTGAAGGTGTCTTCGTTGTCCAAAGAATCTGTGATGGTCAAGGAATTGGTGATGTTTTCGCCAGTGGTTCCAGTATCAGCCACAACAATCGGGTCCGTAGCGGTGGTGCCGCGAGCGTATGCGATTTCGAGGATGATGCTGGTTGGGAAGAACTTGGTGTCCTGATCATTCAGAACGAGCAAGTCTGCGTTTCCAGAGGCGAGCAAGTTAACCGGAGTGGGACCAAAGAGGTTCACGCGATCATAAGCGAGAGGTCTGCGATTTGACATATTATTTAATTGGTTTTGTTGTTGTTGGGTTGCGGGAGGAGGGCCGTTTGACCCCCCTCCCTATTAGGGTTAGCTAGGGACAACGATGTCACCAACGCCTTCGCAGTTGTAGCAATCTGCGGGATCGGTCGGAGGTGTATACTCATTGAGCGGGCAGCAGGAACCGTAGAGGTTCTTGGTTTTCGGCAAGCGATGCAGGAAGACGTGGATGAGGGTCGGGTCTTTAACCTGCGCGGCGAGACGGAACTGGGCTTGGAAATAGCCCATCTTGCGCCAGCGGTTGCACTCCCAATCGGGGTTCTTCCACTCCCAGTCGCCAGCGTAGTTCTGGGTCATCATTTGGGCTTGGCCGTATCCGGTGGCGGAAGGCATCGTCCATTTGACCATCGCTTTGTTGACAATCGCAACGGAGATCGCGAAGTCGGCATTCTGGTAGTCCTTGTTCGGGACGTAGCTGCAACCGTTCTCCTGCACGATTTTGACGTAGCGAGGAACGCGGATGAGCTTGGCCCAAGTAGCAGGATCGGTGGGGCTGAAGGGACCAGCGGGCTGGTCAGGATCAGCGTTGAAGCGGGCTGCGTTGATGTCGTAACCGAAGGCGTAGTCGCCGATGACGCGGTTGACTCCGAGCTTGAGGCTGGAGAGGCGGGCGTCGAAGTCGGTATTGGCATCCCAGTAACCGTTGTTGCGCTTGGCTTGGAAGTAGAGTGCGCGACCGACACGGGGGTCGGGGATCACGATGTCGAGAAGCTGCATTCCGGTCTGCTCGGCGATATCCAAACGGAAGGCGTCGTCTTCGTTCTGCAACTCAATGAGGGCATCATCAAGCATGTCGAGCGAGAGGTAAGCGATCTTGTTTAGGTTGGCAGGAGCGACTTTGACCTTAACGGAGCAGAGGTCGTAACCAGCGGTATTGTCAGCGGTGTGCTGAGGAATGAACCAAGCCTGATCGTCGAGGAGACCGCAGTAGGTTCCGTCGTCTGTAGTGAGGCCGACCCACTTGTGTCCAGCCTGACCAATGTAGTTAGCACGGAGGAACTCTTCGTGGACATTCTTGGTGATGCGGGCGTTGCTCTCCTCAAACTGAAGAATTTCTTCAGCGGGGAAGAGGCGATACAGAAGAGACTCGACGCAAATCCAGTCGGTGGTCATCTCTTTGCGGAGAAGCTCGAAAGTGTAGCTTTCGGTTCCGGGGCGCTGGATGACTTCAGGAGAGGAGTCGCAGGAGTCGGTGTTGCAGTAGGTGTCGTTGATCTTGCGGAAAGGGGTGCAAGGATCGTAGAATCCACGACCAAAGCGGAATGCTTTCTGCTCGGTGGTGTGATTGAGGGGCCAAGGTTGCTCCTCGA